ACACCTTCACTCATTTTGTTGCACTCCATGGCCCCCAGCCGTAACCGTGACGGTCTACGCCGTAATTGTAAATTGCTAAAGCTGCGCGCAAATTAACATCAGCCTGTAACAGGTTTTCTGCCTTAGTAATAATGCCGGCATCAATTAGCCATGGTGTCCAAAATCCGTTGATCTGCATCAGTCCGCGCGACCCGCCGTTTGGGTCGTTGTTGTTGTATGCGTTAGGTGTGCAATTTGATTCACGCCACATCACAGATTCGAGCACGGTGCGTTGATTTGCAGGCCAGCCAAGGTTGATGGCTAGCGCGCTGAACTGCTCACAAGCCGAGCTGTATGGGTCAATGTAAATCGTGGAGCTGGTGGTCGTGGTCGGCTCAATCAGATAGTTCTGCACGTCTAACGGTGCTAGGGCAATGGTGCTAGATGGGTTGCTAGACGCGCTAGGAGCCCCTGTGAGCGCCGTAACCCCAAAGACCGTACAAAGCACTAGCCCTATGATTTTTTCTGCTAAATAGTTCATTTTTTCTCCAAAGGTATGGGCACGCCCCATGATGAAGCGTGCGATCTGAATGCGATTTGTCCTTGTAAGTATTTTCCCGAGTCAGGGTCTGTGAAGATTTGCACCAGAATTTCTTGACCGTTATCCATTACGCCTATATAGACGCTGTAGTCAAATATCTGTGGTTCAGTCATCGCCTGTCCTTTTGTCGGTAATTCGACCTTAGGGGATAGGTCAAGCCTTAGGTGGGATTTCCCCGAACACCTTTAAGAACGCGGCTTTAACGAAGATCACCGAATCCGCGGCCTGTGGTGAAATCTCGATGTGGAACCAGTCGCCGCCAGGTGCACCGCTAACTGTTGGCTTGCTGTATTTGCTCCACGCTTGTCTGTCACATTTCCATGCGCGACCGTACGGCGATGGGAAGTAATCAATCACCATCTGGATGCCTAACTCGTTTGCATTGGCAACCAACTTCTCTACAAACGGCAACGCCGATTTGCGTGACGATTGCGGATGACGTGCACTCCCTCTATACGACATGTCCACCGCGCGACCAGTTGCATGCACCGACAAACTGCCTGGCTTGCCTTTCATGTCGCGCTGACCGTAAGACCCGTTGTTCCAAAGCGCGCCACCAGAGTGATGTATCAACTGTTTAATGAACTCGTTCATGCCGGCACGTGGGCCTGCTGATGGGCCGTCACTATTGCCAATGTATGGACGTGAGTTGGGGCTAGTTTTGGCTGTTGCCACGACCAAACTTCATGTCTTTAGGGTTAAAATAGCGCAACGCTGTTGGGCAGACCGCGCCGATTGCAGCTGCTAATAGTGCTGATGGGTCGGTATTGCCTGTTACTGCCAGCGCAACGACGGCGGCGAGCATTGAGCGACCGTATGAGGCAAGTAGAGCTTTGTCTTTAGGCTTCAACATCTTTGGCTCCTTCTTTCGCTTTCGACTTTAGCCCGTTTGAGGCCACTAAACCTGACAACGTGCCGGTCATAAATACGGTCAAAGTTGATAGCAGGTCTATAAATGCGGAGTCGTTAGGGCTCTGATGGCCGATCGGCTGGGTAACAAACATAAGCGCGTAAACAAATCCAAGCACGGTGATGGCAAACACGCTGGCAAGGATGATGCCGACAACAACGATTAGTCGTGCGTGAAGCTCCTCGGGTTTAAGGCGTGCTCTCATAAATTAAATCCCGTGTGCATGTTCCAGATGGGTTGCAAATCGGTGGTTCGCATTCAGGTTTCTGCCAGTTGGCTGGGTTTTGGCATGGGTAGCGATATGAGCCGTCATAACCACATCCCGCGCAACCCCACAATACGACCGCAACAAGCGCGCCATAGCCGATGAGGTAACGCCATTTCATGCTGGTGGAATAAATTCGCCATACTCACCTAATTCTTCTTCAAACACCCAACCATTGCCAGGATAACAACCACGAAAATTAGCGTTATAACTGCATTGCAACCACGTACCACTAATTCCCAACGAGGCTATATAGGTCTGGCCTATTGGTTCACTTTCGGGAAATGGCAAATCGTCAATGTCAACGTTTGAGATAACTATTACTTCGGAAACAACGTTGTTGTTAATTTGTGCAAAATGTGCCATGTTTAGACCTTAAACCTTATGTAAACAATTCCCGATGAACCCGCCGTAGTAGCGCCCGTAAGTCCACGTCCACCGCCACCCGATGCGGTGTTAGCCGCGGGGGTAGTTCCGTTTGTTGCACCGCCAGCACCGTTACCGCCAACAGACGAACCACCTGTTCCGCCTGTGGTTGCAGCACCACCGCCACCGCCAGCTCCCTTAAACAATGCTGATCCACCGATAAATGCGCTTACATCAAAACCTGCGCCACCGTTTCCGCCAACATTTGCTGATGCATTGCCACCAACTGCGGTAGTCGAACCGCCACCGCCACCAGCCTGTGATGCTGATGAGCCACCCGTGTAACCCTGGATGTTGCTTATTGGCAAAGTGTTGCCACCTGTTGAACCTTGCGAAGCCCCAAGTTGTTGAGTGCGATTGGAAGAGGTTGCTACATAAATTCCGCCAGCCGCCGCAATACCGTTAGGAATAGCACCAATGCTTGACGGGTTGCCCGCTGAATCCGCTGCTCCACCCGCGCCAATTGTAACTGTTGCGTTAGCGCTTAAATAAATTGTTTGTTGTGAAATTCCACCACTACCGCCGCCACCGCCATAGTTGTTGTCACCATGACCGCCTGAGCCGCCCGCAAAAATGAGAACATCAAACAAGCCTGCTTTAGTAACTGTCAAAGTTCCTGATGCAATGAACGATGTGTAGTTGTATCCAGTTGGCCCTGCAACTACACCTGTTCCACCTGTGGCGGCTCCGTAGCCAATACCGCCTAAGCTAAAAAAAGTAAATGTTGACGCCGACAAACAAAGCAAATAGCCGCCCCCATATTGCGCCAAAGCAAGTGAACCTGATGTGTTAATAGTTACGCCAGCACCAGCTGTAACCGTGCAAGTGCCAGCGCCTTTATTGGCGACCTGAATAACATCGCCGACTGTAAAGATGCTGTTGTTAACGGTGATCGTTGTTGCGCTTGCCGAGTTCATCATTGTGCGTTTATAAGCGTCAGCAACGGCCAGCGTGTACGACGTTGTTTTGTCGGATATTGGCAGATTTTGGATGTCGTTGAGTTGTTGCGCGGTGAGCACAGCCCCAGCGACGAACGGGTATGGCGTGGTCATAGTGCTCCTATCCTAAAACATTCTCTGCGTCAAGTGTGCCATAGAGCGCCGAGTCCAGGATCAGTTCATAGACGATCGTGGTAGGCGCAGTTGAGTAGAGAACCCTGTGGCCTGTGCTGAAGTCTAGATAATGCTCGATGCCTTCAACCGATAGCTCTTGCGCCAGTTGGCTGGTACCGGCACCGCTTGGGAATGTCTTTTCCACGGTGATCGTGTCGCCGATTTCAAGGGTAGCGAGCGTGTCCTTTTGGGCTGTGGTCAACATTAGAAAGGCGGTTTCCACCGACGTGTATCTTGCCTCGGGTTCAGGGTTAAGCAGGTAAGACGCGGCGGTGTCAATAGATGGTTGTTCGTGTAGCAGGCTGTTGGTGATGCTGTCGGTTTGAATGAAGTAAGTAGCAATCGAGCCTGCGTCGGTGGCTGTTGCGGTGTTGCCATTCAAGCCTGTTACGACTACGCGGTTGACTACTGCATCAGCCTCAAAGGAAATGCCGACGCCGTTGTACTTGTAATTAGTGCCGTCATCATGGAAGTCAGCAACGGACGCAGAGATCGTGTTACCAATGCGATTCTGGAATGTAAGCACCCCATCGCGCGACATGAACAAGCGACCGAACTCGGCGGTGTCGTTGATTTGGGCAATGTATTGCAGCACGTTGGTTCCTGCCGGCACGGTGTACGCGGACGCATGGCCAAGGTTGACGGTGCCAGTTGAGATGTCACGCGCCAAGGCTGGAAAGTCAACTTCTGGCAGATCAAGCACAGTTTCTATGCGCTCACCTGATGTTTCGGCTGATGGGTTGAACTCGTCTAAATAAGTTTGTGACAGCAAATAGAATTGGTCAGCGCAATAGACCGTCACGGTATCAAGACCGCCAAGCGCAAAGTTGTAGTCGTAGTTCACGACATAACCCGAGTACAGCAATTCGGGCACATCGGTAGAGCTGTATCGAATCAATTTGACTTCGCGCATTGGTGCAAGACCAGGTTTAGATTCGGCGGTGTCGTAGTACGGGCTGTTTTCGTCAAACGGGTTGAACACACCATCCACGTCTTGAATGGTAAATGTCATTGTGCCAGCGCTAAACGTGTCGCCAATGTCGCGTCTGCCGCGCTTGGCGGTAATCGTAGTTACTGAGTCCATGACACTTGCGAACTCGCTGTCACCATCCAGCACAAACTCGGTGTTATCTAAAATGCCTTTTGTGGCTGAGTCAAGCGTAAACCCGTTTTGTATGAATCCTGTGGCAATCTGCAGGTCATAGTTACCTGAATCAACTACAGCTGTGCCGGGCATTAGGCAATGTTCAGAGCCAACGGCCCTGCACTCCGTGAGTAGGCGCGCAAGGCGTTGACCACGGCTTGACCAATCTCTGCGCTAGTCGAGAGTCCGCCTGTAACGTTGACGGTCACTCCCCCGCCAGTATTCATCCGATCTAATGGGACTACGGCTTCTGGGCCTGCTTCACCGATCAGGGCAAGAGTAGGGGAGTTGACAATGCCGCCTTCAGCCAAACGTGGAATCTTCTTGGCAACTACAGCTGACGGTGCTTGACCGCCAAGTTGTGGCACAGGAACTGTTGGTGCTTTTGGAATGTCTGGAAGCAACGGGATGGAGTTGTAGGCGCTAATGATTGCGTTGACCGCGCCGATTGCGGCGTTAACCATGCCAGCAAAGAATCCAATCACGGTGTTGACAATTGCGTTAATGCCGTCACGGAACCATTCAAACTTGTTGTATGCGGCAACTAGGGCAACGACCAGCAACGCTACGCCTGCAGCAATAAGGCTAAACGGGTTAAGCGCCATAGCAATGTTGGTGACAACAATGGCGGCAGCGACCGCGCCAATAGCGGCAGCAATAGCCAAGAATGCTTTCGGGTTATCTTGAGCCCACATTGCAAACTTATTAAGCACAGGTAGCACAGCTTCGAGCACGGGTAGTAGCGCTGCGCCAATTGATTCTTTGGTTTCGCCTATTGAGTTCTTAAGGATTGCCATTTTTCCTGCAGCGGTTTCAGCGTTCTTTGCTGTCGCACCACCAAAGGTTCCGCCGAGCACGTCCATGACTTCGTTCAGGCTTGCGCCTTCTTTGATCATGGTTGACATCTCTGGA